ATGGATGGTCCAGCAACTGCCTTGTTTCCATACATGGTATAACCACCTGATGGTGGTATAATAGAATTCCAAAATCCTGTAACACTTGTTGGCCCGTATTCCGCACCTTCATTAATACCCAAAACCCAATCCTTAACTTTAATCGTATTAGGATGAAAGGACGTTGAGTATTTTATTTTATTTGGTGGTATTGGCATTATCTTGCAACTTCTGTTATTCTCAACCACATTGAAGTAGATGAATTTACTATTGTGATACTATCATCCGCAGAACTTCTACGACATGCAACTACTATCGATTTTGCGGTTGTATTAGAGTTAGTGTATCTACCCGTTAATGGAAATAAAACACCTGTACGAAATCCATTAACCGTGCTTTGTACTGAATAGGTTATTTCACCACCATCAACCTTTATTCTAGATATGTATGAATCATTACCTGTACCAGAAGTAAAATCAAAAGATGCTAAGTGATAATGTATTACTAAATAACTTGTAGAACTTAATGGTGTATAACTATAAGTAACAAAATCAGTATCCGAAGTACTGGTAGCAATAGTTGTAGTACTAACAGTTACCTCAGTATTACTCAAAATAATATCGTTAATTACCTGACCGGCTCTCCACGCATTAGCCTTTATAAATCCTGTAAATACCACATTACCTGTGGTATCTATAGCCATTTTTACCGCACCTCCTGCTTCATTTAAATTATTTGTGATACGAACTAACTGTCCACTTAGAACATCAAATGACCCATTAAAACTATCAATACCAAAGTTTGAATTATTAGCATAATAAAACAAAACACCCGGAGTATCTGTACTATTATTATCAAGAAGAACATCACCAGTAGCTGACCCCGCCTTTGTAAATGTTCCGTTACCAAAAGATGTTACACCTGTAGTACTTATATTACCATTAACACTTGTATTACCTGTAACTGATAATGTAGTACCATCAAAAGTCATTCTAGCCTGAGCAACCGCAGCATTAGATGTCCCATCAGATGTTAATACTCTATTACTACCCGGACTTGTGATTGTGGTAAATCCTGTACCTGATGTTCCGGCAGAACCGGAACTACCCGATGAACCTGATGTACCAGAACTACCTGAAGTTCCTGAAGAACCACTTGAACCTGATGTTCCGCTAGTTCCTGAAGAGCCACTTGAACCTGATGTTCCGCTAGTTCCTGAAGAGCCAGTACTTCCACTTGACCCTGAAGAACCACTACTACCACTTGAACCATATGTACCAGAACTACCTGAAGTTCCACTACTACCACTTGTTCCTGACGAACCTGTAGAACCCGAACTCCCCGAACTTCCTGATGACCCAGACGTTCCTGATGAACCAAAAGATAAACCCGAACTTCCTGATGACCCCGCACTTCCCGAAGCACCTGTAGAACCACTACCACCACCTCCACCACCAACAGGCATAACGGTAACAATCAAAGAAGGAATTGCTGGATGTAAAGCAGTTGATGCCTCTGCCAATAATGAAATATTGACATTGTTAGTCGCCCACATTAATTCAACATATGTTCCGGCAGTTACAGTAATTAAAAAATCCCAAGCAGCAACTAAATATGGGTTGTTTGTAGGAACTGAAACTTTTGTATTGGTATTAGGAACATTAACACCATTTTGTCTTAACCAAATATCAACATCCACACCCGCACCACCACCTTTATTATTGTTTAATTGAACCGAGAATTGAATATCATAAGTTCCAGCACTAGCAAAAGTGATTTGTGAACCTGAAACAATCGTAATACCACTAGCCTCAGCAGTACTATTCAATCTCATAGGATATGCGGTATTGATTAGTGTCGCCGTTTGTCCTGATGTATCATAGAACGAACCATATAAATTAACACCTGAAGTTAAAGCTCCCGTTGAAAACTTTCTCCATGCCGCAGTACTATATGTTGCACCACTAACATCTTCAATAGTGTTAGCAGTCCAAGAATTAATAAACGACTGACCCGCAGCAGTTTTATTATTTATTGTTGTTCCAAAATCAGAAACCTGAGCACATCCCGTACTAGCAGTCGCAGCATTAAATAAAGTCTCGTAATCATTAATATGATATTGATAAACTTGGTCAACCTCATAAACATAAGCCAACATACCAAGTCGTCTTCTACCTGATGAAATATTATCTGAAGCTAATGTAATTACATCAGGAGACCAAGCGGCACCCGTTCCCTTTGTAAACTCAATAGGAATAGTATTACCTGAATATTCAATACTTCCCGTTGTTCCTGTTGGTATTGTATAATAAAGGTCAGATAAACTGAAAACCTCCATATAACCACCCGTATTGTTAACACTGAAAGTAGTACCATAAGTATTGTTTCTTGGGACACTTTGTGTTCCATTTAGTTGGATAGACGATATTGGATTTTTATATGGGAAACTCATTTACTATAATTATATATCAACCTTACTTCCTCTAAAATAAAGGTCGTAAGTATTATCCAATTCAAATGTATTTGATGGGTATGTTGTGTAAACTTTATATTCCGCCTTAACAATAGTTCCACCAGTATAATTAAATGTGTTTGAATATATTGTTGGTTCCATTTTCACACTTGTAAAAACATTTGGATTTACAATTCCTAAATCAATCTCAATTTGATATTTGTAATTAGTATATACCACAGGTATTATCCATGTGTACCACGCCTTAGAACCTACAGTATTTTCAGGTACTTTTGTTGTTAAAAAGTTGTAAGCAATTATTGGGTTACCATATGAATCCAAACCACTTGTTGTAATCGGTACTGTCTGTTTTATAATTGACGGGAATGAACCTGATGTCCATCCTGAATAATTAACATATCTATTCATGTCTAAATCAAACGTAGATGCTGATGTACTTGGTTGAGAAGTATTTGTAAAACCATAAAAACTTGAACCGAGTGAACTCATATAAGAACCAATACTTGATGACCCTGAATATGGTTCAATGAATAAGTAAGCATATAAAAAAGGTTCAGGTGTTTGAGTTGGTGTAGGTGTTGTCGTAACCGTAGGAGTTACTGTCTTAGTCGGAGTAATACTTGGTGTAACTGTATTTGTTGGTGTAATTGACGGAGTAATACTTGGTGTTGGAGTAAATGATGGAGTAACACTTAGTGTTGGAGTATTCGATGGTGTTAAAGATAATGTGGGAGTATTTGTCGGTGTAATACTTGGTGTTGGAGTTGGTGTTAAACACATGTAATTTTGTGTAAATACACATCCCGTTGAATCAACAATCTTAATTAATAATTGAGGAGCTGTTGTATAACCACTTGGCACAGGAAAACTAACTGATGGTGGAATGTAATCCGTGAAAGTTCCTATAAATTGACAATTAAACTGGAAAATATCACAAACATATATTTGATACGGTGGAATACCTGAAACACTATCAATAGTAATTAAACTCATCTAAAATAAATACTTCAAACAGAACTTTAAGTTCTACATGAAATATTATAAACTACTCTAACACTAATTGTTAATAATTCATCTTTATATACTTCAACCCCACCAACAACTTGAGACTCAATAACAATAGTATTAGTGTCAGGATTAATTTCAGTACTCTGTAAATTAGGTATTAAAGATAGTAATGACTCAATTGCCGTTATAAAATTATCAGTCGATGGTACTGAATTTAAATTAGGTGATACATAAAATACTGATGAATATGTAGTGCCAGTTATTTCAATATCACAATTAAATTGAGCGTAATTTAATTTACAATCATCATGTCCACTAACTAAATTAGCATACCCTGTAAATAACATATTTCTAAAATCATATGTTTTTGTAGGAATATATGTTGGTGTGGATACTTTAACAGGTTGTACTTTAGAATAACTAATTAAAGGATTACAAGTTATTGTTTTACTTTTAGTTGTTACACATCCTGTAGCAGCACTTACTGTTAATGTATATGTTCCAGCAGTCAATCCTGTTAGATAAACACCTGTTTGCCCATTTACATTACTACTCCAAGTTAAATCAACAGGAAAATCAGTGTAATTAATCATTGCGCTTATTGTACCCCCACTACCATTACCACAACTTGTACCATACAAAAGAACATTAATAGGGCTTGTGTCTATAATATTAACTGAATAACTTTGACTACAATAATTTGAGTCAGTAACTATTAAGTCATAAACTCCTGCGGTTAGATTAGAAAATGTATATGCCGTTGATATAGTTTGAATTGATGTAACACCATTAGATAAACTATATGTATAAGTTAATCCTGTTACAACAGGTGTAACTTCTAAGTAGATACTACCACCATTAAAACTACAGTTTGTAGTAGTTGCAGTTATTGAAGTTGCAAATGATAAACTTGTATTAATTGAAAAGTTTTTAGTATATGTGCAAGCAGATGTCGCATCATTTATCGTTACTGTATAGTTACCTGAAGATAAATCGCCAAAAGATTGATTTGGAATATTAACAGTGTTAATTAATGTATAACCACTATTGTTTGTAAAATTATAAGTATAAGGTGTTGCCCCACCTTGTAATTGAATATTATAAACCCCTGAATTATTGTTACAACTTGAGTCAGTTATTGATTCCGAAACAACAAAGAAAGTATTTGGTGTTTGTAATACAACATTAAATGTTGCAGTACATAAAGCAACGTCAGTAACTTCTAACGTATAATTACCAGCCGATAAACCACTAAAAGTTAAAAATTGGTCATAACTAACTAACGAGTCACCATTACTTAATAAATAAAAGTAAGGTCCTGTACCACCTGAGATGTAATAAGTAATTGAACCTGTATTACCTGTACATGTCGGTGAAACTAATGTATATGTTATTAAACCTATCGGGTCGGCATTTAATACTGTAGTTGTTTTTGTTATTGAACATCCTTGTGAGTCAGTAACGGTACAAAAATAGTTACCACTAGTTAAACCTGTAACAGATGATGTTGTTGGAGAACCACTAATATTTGATGACCATGTATAAGTATATGGTGGTATTCCTGTAACACCTGTAACAAATATTTTACCATTTGTAAGTGAACATGCTGGATTATTTACAACATAAAATCCAAAATCCATAGAACTTGTATTGTAAAGTACAACATTTTCAGACTCTCCATAACATCCACCATAATTAGTACAAGTCGCATAATAAACACCTTCAGGTAAATTAACAAATGTATATTGATTAGCACTTGTAACCGTTGCGGTACTATATTGTACATTATCTTTAAATAATGTTATTTCATTAGTACCATAATTGGTGTATGTATTAACACTTAATGACCCATTTGATAATCCACACGAAGTATTTTGAACATCTTGTATAAATA